AGTTATTCTTGAAGAAATTCAAGTAACTTAATTCCTGTATGTGTTAATCTGATGCAGGAATTATCTGGAAAAACAAAATCCTCTTCTGGCAAACTTGATATCGGTTTACCTTGATTTTCGAGAATAGTTGATAAAGCTTCGCCGTAGGAAAACGGTTTAGTAGTCAAATTAGAATAAATTTTATTAGACGTATTCATTGTGATTCTTCAGAAAGTATTTTTTGTTTTTGCGAGAAGGGTCGAATTTATCATCACTTTTTATTTTCTTTTTTCGTTTTGACTCAATAGGATCAAAATCCTTCATTGACTTAATTTTCTTGTTCATTTTTCTCCGGTAATAGTCCTGGAAAGACTTCTGTTACTAAATTATAGGTTAGTCCACGGGTTTTAAGATCTTTATTAAGCATATTAACAAAAACCTTTGCTTCATTTGGTTCAAACGATTCCAACATTTGAACTAATAAAATGTTACGTTTTTCTGACGTCAACGTATCTGCTGTGGGGTTTCCTTTTACGAATAAGTATACCCTCTTCAATTCGCTTTGAATATCTGAAAAACTAATGCCGGGGGCAGTATCATTGGGTTCAATATAATCATTAGGAAATTTATTCGTATAAAATTGATACTTTGGATCAAACGTATACGATAATAATTCTTTAAACCAAGGAGTAGAATTTTCCGCCATAATTCTTTTCTTTTCGTTCTTAGAATCAGTAGAATTGATCTGATCCAAGATTTCATACATAAATTTTTTCATTTTAAAACTCGTCTATTACTTCAAGTAAGTTAATCATTTTTTTCTCTACAAAATACTTATACAATTGTTGTTTTGTAGATGGTTTAGAATTTTCATATTCAGAGACAATATTTAGTCTAATATTTTCAGGTATTCTATCAAAATTAATCAATAGATCATTTCTTTGAAAATTTCTATAAACTTCTTCCGTGAAACAAATCCTAGGATCTTGTTCCAACCATTCCTGTAATTTTTTTGTACTAATAGGTTTCTGTCTAGTTTTAGTTACTAATGCGTCATCATTAGTTAGAATGTTGACAATACCATCACCAGTATCTCCTCGAATAATTTTCTCCTTCAAATCTTTTACAGGATTTTTTGATGTAACGTATACTCCTAACATAGGATTATATTGCTTTACATTTGGATATTTTTGTAATTGTACAAAATCTTTATCTGAGGATAAAATCAAAATCTTTTCGTGTACGCTTAATCTTGGTGTTAATGTACCAATGATATCATCAGCTTCAGCACCATCAACTTCAATAACTTTATACGGAAAATTATCTTTTAAATCCTGCTTTAATCCGTTCAAAACTTTGAAAATTAGATTCCAATCTAGAGGGGATTTTTCTCTTGCTGATTTTCTATGAGCCTTATAATGGGGAAATACTTCTTTCCTCCAATAGGATCTTGAATCGCAACAAAGAACAGCTTCTCCATACTCAAATTTGAACTTCTTAACGTTCGCTCTAATTGAATTTAGAGCAACGTGCTTAATCAAGTTTTCTTCAAGAGGAGTTCTTGGATTTACTTGCGCAATAACAGACGAAATCATTACTTGATTTAAATCAATCAAAATACTCATTTATTTTTCCTTTTTATTTTATCGCTTTTAGTAAAATTGTATCTGAATTGATTCTACCGTTCAATGAAAATTCTTTTCCATTAATTGAACCCATAATTTTTTTCAATTCAGTTTTCTTCGCTTTAGTAACCGTAGGCAAAATATCTAAAGGTTTTCTTAGAGTTTTTTGAATACTAAGATGTTCATCAAAACCTTCTATACTTGAACCTTTAACGCTCAAACCTGATCCATCAATACACATATAGATACCAAGTTTTTTGGTTTTTGTATTAAAAATCCATAATTGACTTGCACCAATTATATCCACAGGATTAATTGAAACAACTTTATATTCCGTATCTTCTTTCTTAAATTTGACTTTAGAAACCTTTTTAGCAGCTGGAATAGCTTTTTTCTTCTTCGGTTTTCTAGTTACCTTAGCATTATTGATTAACTTTTCGCAATCATCAATAATTGTTGATATAAATTCAACAAATCCGCGTAGTTCAGTTTTTTTGAATAAAGAATATCCTTCAACCAATTGTTCATCAGTTTTATTGTATGCAGATAACAATTCTTCTTTAAGAGGCTTATAATGTTCGGCAATTTGTTTCGCGTGAACCCCTTTAACCATATTAGAAATCAGCCAATCGTATGGCGAAAATTCAACTGATTTCTTAGTTTTAATCCACTGATCAACAAAACCATCTATTTCAGATATATATAAAGAACATTGTTCAAATATCCTATCTTGGATAGTAAACGTTTCTTCTTTTTTAGCAAACTGTGATACAACTTGAGGTTCATCAACAAGTTTGACAAGATTTGAAATTCTTTTTAGAATCCAATCTTTTCTGTCTAATTCTGCTCCTCGTTGAATCATTCTGCAAACAAATCCCAAATTAAGGAATCTGTCTTCTGACACTGAAGAAATCTTCTCTATTAAGTCTTTATCAAACTTATTGGCTTTTAGATAATCTAAAGTAAATTTCTTAGATTCTTTTGGGGATAATTGATTAGCATACCAAGATAAAGCACGAGGAACAGAAATAACATCTCTGTCCCAGGTTGGTTCTTCGCCAATAAATTTTTGTTCAACTTGAACACTTGTGCGTATTTTAGTCATTTTAATTCACATCATAGCTAATAACTGAATCTTTCCTAAAACTTCTCCATCCGTTATCATCAATTGACCAAACAGAGTATATTTTATCGTTAGCTTTTTTCGTTTTTTCCGAAGAAGATTCGGGAATATAATCCGCTTTAAGCGTACATTTTAAAATTCTTTCATCACCATTAATTTTCTTGAACTTAACAGTAAGAATATTTTCACGCAGTAGATCTGACAATTCTTTCATAAGCAAATTTCTCAAATAATTCATCAATAAATTTACGAGATTTTTTAGTTTTCTTAACTATAACCCCATAAAACCCAGAAATAATCAAATTTGACGCATAAACGTGCGGATCCGTTAATATAGCTTCAAAATTATCTTTATCAATAAGATAACCGTTTTCATTAACTTTATAAATCATAATATGATACATATTACCAAGAGTATGTGTAACATATTTAGATTTTTGATTATATTCAAACCCCCTTAAATCCAATTCATCATTATTTTTTGGAAAAAAGGCGATCCCATCGACATTTTCATCAAACAGTTCCTTTACAATAGACTTAATTATAGCTGACATATAGAAAAAAGTAAATTTATTTTTTTAGAAGGTGTTTTTTAGTAACTTTAGCAGAAATCCATCCATTATAATATTCTTCAGATAAGAGAACATCATATTGAAATTGAAATTTTGCTTCCCAATAAGTACATTCAGACTTAGATTTACACAATTTAATGATATTTCTTATGAATTTTTCTTCTCCGTGAAGTTTTACTTGTTCGTTCAATTCTAAATTAGAACCAAAATACGTTTTCCAATCAGAATCAACAAGAATTCTTTTCTTTTTCCCCTTTAACATTCTAGTTTTTCTGAAATAGAATTGCTTTTTACCGATATATTTTCTATTATTTGCGGTATCAACTATCTCATAAACAAACCCCCAATAATCTTGGGGGTCTTCGAAATTTTCGTTTTCGTATAACCAAGACATTAGGATTATTAATCCCAAATATCTTCTTGTTCAAGAAAATCTTCTTCTTCTGGTATATCTTCTTCAACAGATTCGATTGATTCGCCACAAAATGGGCAGTAAATGTCTTCGTGTTCTTTTACCAAATTTTCATTAAATGATATACTAAAATCTGATTCGCAGTTATCGCATAAAGTAGAAATAACCTTTTTCATATAAAAAATCCTTGTAAAAAGAAATTATTTATATAAAGGTCTTATCTCCAATCTAAGCCCAAACTTCGCCCCAACTTCCGTCTAAAGCTCCTTTAGCATAAGCAGTAGCTCTATTTTCAAAGAAATTAGTATGCTGAGGAGCAGATATCATCTCGTCAACCCAAGGAAGTGGATTCTTTTTAACTTTAAATACCCCCTTTAAACCCATAGAAATCAATCTACGGTCGCAAATGTAACGAATGTATTTCTTTAGATCGTCGATATTCAACCCTTCGCATTCACCCATTTCGTAACAAATATCAATAAAAGCGTCTTCCAATTCTACCATATTTTCTGCGATAGAATACAATTCTGATTTAAGTTCATCTTTCCAAATATCTCTATTTTCTTCAATAAAAATACGAAAAACTTTAATCATAGCCTCGCAATGAATTTGTTCATCAAGAATAGACCAAGAAATAATTTGACCCATTCCTTTCATCTTTCCTCTTCTAGGAAAATTTAAAAGCATAACAAATGAACTGAATAGTTGCATACCTTCAGTAAAAGCAGAAAATAATGCAATTTGTTGAGCAATATGTTTCGGGTCCAATCCAACAAACGATTCAATAAAATCGTGTTTATTTTTCATAGCCTCATACTTTAGGAACTCAGTATAAGTGGATTCTGGCATTCCTAAAGTTTCAATTAGATGAGAATAGGCAGCTATATGAACCGCTTCTCTAGCAGCAAATCCAAGAAGCATCATCCTTAATTCAGGTTGTTGGAGAATTGGTAAGTAGTTTTTTACATATCCGCCAGCAACATCAATATCCGATTGAGTAAAAAATCTAAAAATATTGGTTAGAAAACTCTTTTCTTTTTCTGTAACACTATTTTGCCAATCTTTAATATCTTGAACAAGTTCAACTTCCGAATGAATCCAGTGCATTTTTTCGTGCGTCAACCAATAATCATAAAATTCTGGATGAGTGAACGGTTTAAACGTAGTTCTTGTGTCAGTTAATTTTAATTTTTTTCTTACCATTTCAATACCTTTTATGAATGACAGGCCAGACAATCATCTCCAGAAATAATATCTTGTAGATTAATTTCTTCAATAATATGCCTTTCGATTTGTTTAGATACTTTATCAGCTTTCTTTAAACTATCAGAGCGACAATAATATAGCGTAGGTAATTTTGCTTTCCAAGCCATAAAATGTACTGCGTGAAGGTATTTAATATTCACGTCTGGTCGGAAAAATAAATTTAACGATTGTGTTTGGTCAATAAATTTTTGTCTATCAGAAGCCAAATCAACAACCCATCTT